TCGGTGCCTTTCCCCAACCTTAAAACGTTGGATAAGGCCCTTTCGTGGCAGCACTGTGCAAACGCAATAGCCCTCTTGACCAACTTCACCGGAAATCATCCATGGATGGCTTCGATGGAGGCGCCCTACGAACGTAGGGCTCGTGGCAAGAGATAACCTTTTTGACTCTCTATGGAGACTTAATTGTCTGCAATCAGCAATATCACCGTCTTTGACGGTGCCGCAACCCCCGTCTCGCACACGCTTGTGGCGATCTCTGTTACCCGTAAGGATAACGAGGTCATCGCAGACTGGCGAGAGATGGCTGCCTCGGTTCCTGCATACGCGCAGGTTCGCGCTCAAGCGAAGCTGACGCTCCTCAAGAGCGGCGTGTACAAGGCCGAGTTCCGGGTCGTCGTCCCAGTGATGGAGGCGATTCTGAACCAAAACGCTGCTGGCTATACGGCTGCGCCGAAAGTTGCGTACGAGGACACGTTCATTACGACCGCGTTCTTGCACCAACGTTCGACTGTAACCGACCGCCGGCTGGCCCGACAGATCCTCGTCAACATCGCCGGGAATATCTCGACGTCTGTTGCCGCTTCGACTGCGGGTCCCTTCTCCGAACTGTTCGATCAGCTGGTGATGCCGACGTAAGTCGTCATCGGGCCTCCAAAAGAGGTCTACACAGCTAGTCGAGCCTAGTCCCTAAACTTCCACCTTAAAGGGGTTATTTATGCGTATAACGCGCTGGGACCAGTTGCTCAGAACGGATCAGAGCAATGAGGTTCTCTTTCACCTTTCTCGCTGGCATCTCTCGCAATGTAGCGAGAGCAAACAGGCAAATGAAGTCAAGAATCTCGTTGAGGTTCAAGATCTCTATGGCCTGTGCCACTACAGCCTTAGCTACTCCGATATTACTGTTAACGACTACCGACACCTTCGACAAGTCTTGGCCTTCTTTCAGAAGCGCCGTGACATTGCTCTGGGAATCGATACTCGTGCAGTAGCATGGAGCAAGGCCGTAGAGGCCGAGGCGCTTTGTCTCGAGACGAATCAGATCTTCAGGAAGTACTTTCGAGGTGGGTTTTGTTTCCCTCTCGACGTCGAGTCCGTATTATTTCGGGCTCAGCGGAAAATAAGTGCTATCCTTGGTGATCTGCCTAGCCTCGAGGACTTGAAGCTACGCTTCGGCCCGGGAGCGACTACCCAAGTCAAAAAGAAAGATGCTTCTGCTAGGCGTAAGCTTGCGCAGAAGTTCTCCTGTAGTGAAGACGCTATACGGTACCTTCCGGAACTGTTAGCGGAGTTACCCCTTTGGTCGGGCGTTAGCCTAACAAAGGATTCCGTAACCGTCCCTGTCACCGTGGAACGTGGCAGAGTCGACTTCGTCCCTAAGACTGCGAAGACCGATCGAACCATCGCCGTCGAACCTATGCTGAACTCTATGGTCCAGCTAGCGATCGGCGACTATATGGCCGTCAGACTTCGTAGTGCAGGTGTCGATATTCGTGATCAGACGCGTAATCAACGTCTGGCTCGCGAAGGGTCGATTACCGGGGCTTTAGCAACCCTGGACCTGAGTAGTGCCTCTGATACTATCGCTTCTGGTCTCGTTGAGAGTTTACTCCCTTTCGAGTGGTGGGACTTCCTCCGTGCGTTTCGTACGGGTGTCGTCTCATCTCCAGATGGCGATATTAGGCAACAGAAGTTCTCTTCGATGGGTAACGGTTTCACGTTCCCGCTCGAGACCCTCATTTTTTTCAGCTTGGCGGAAGCCTGCTGTGAATCCGAGGATTACGAGAAGGTCAGTGTTTACGGGGACGATATCATTGTCCCTGTTTATGCTGTGCCTTTGCTGACAAAAGTCCTCACTTCGTGTGGATTTTTAGTCAACGCTTCGAAGAGTTTCTCCTCTGGACCTTTCCGTGAAAGTTGCGGAAAGGACTACTTGCTGGGAACCGATGTCCGTCCTTGCTATATTAAGGACGCTTTATCCGGTCAATCATGCTTCGTGCTGCACAATTTTTATGTGCGCACTGAGCAGCCGGAACCCGCCGCATATATCCGTACATTGATAGATGAAAGTCTAGCAATATACGGCCCAGATGGGTTTGGTGATGGCCACCTTTTGGGTGACTATACTCCAGTACCATCTAATAGGGAACGCGGTTGGGGTGGCTATACCTTCGAGACTTACACGTTTAAGGAGCGCAGAGCCTTCTATAGGCTCGGTGCCGATTACGTTTTTCCTAGCTACTCGATTTACGCAAAGGGGGACTCATCTGAGCTCCCACTGGAGGAGGGGGCTAAAAGCCTCTTCCTCCGCCGTCGATCTCACGGGGCGTTTCGCCCTGAGAGATCTGATGCGAATTACGTATTTCAAAGTGGCCGGGTTAGTCTCGTTGACACCCTCCCGGGCGTTAATGGGTATAAGCGCATCAAGGTCTACACTTTCGGCAAGGGGTCATAAGCCCCTCAGTCGATAGCGTCACCTTTTGAC